TCTCCTACGATGAGTGATGGGAGTGAAGTAGGAACTATATCAGGTTCATCAAGTGGGATGAACCCTGCAATAGTTTTGTATGACCTTTTAACTAATCCCCATTATGGATATGGTCTTGCAAAAACTTTAATTCATAATGATTCTTTTCGTGGCGCAAGTAATCAGTTAATGGGCGAAGACTTAACAATTAGTATTTGTATTGCAACGGTTGAGCTTTATGCAATTGTCCGTTCTGTTCTTGATTGGATTGATGGTGAACTTGTGTATCGTGAAGATACTGGACAGATTGGATTGCGGCTTCGTAGAAAGGATTATACGCTTGATCAATTGATTCAAATTCACGCTTCTGATATCCGTGCGCAGACTTTTGAATTACAACGTCCAAGTTGGTATGGTACTAAAAATGTTATTTATGTAAACTTTCTAGACATTGGGCGTGAGTGTGATCAAAATTTAGTTTATGCTGAAGATCTTGGAAACTTTAATCTTACTGGAAATCAGAGAGTCCATGAATTTAATTTTGATGTTTTTACTGAACCGTCAATGGCTCAGAAGGTTGCGACACGTCAGTTACATCGTCATACTTATCCTTGGGCTAAAGCAGCCTTTGAAGTCTTTTCTGATAAAGGTGATTTATTAAATGTCTTCGAACCCTTCCTTCTTTACCACGAATACTATGGAGTATATGCTGTATTTAGAGTGACCGAGAAACGTCGTGAAGGTCCTAATGTTTGGAAGATTGAAGCCGTTGAAGAAAACTTTTGCGTGAATGCAGCTTTTGCTGCAGGGTATGACGAACCTTATCCTACTCCGCCTTATGTAGATCCTGTCTCTATTAGTTGGTCCTATAGACTTTTAAACTCATACTATCGTGGTTATTTAGTCTTAGGCTATTCAGATGATCAGACTACAGATACGATTTTAGATTGCTTTGAAGTAGTGTCTGACGCTGGCAGCTCTGCTTGTGATTATGCATGTGTGGGAAGATTAACAACGCCAGTTACATCAGGTCACGCGGCCTACTTATATGTTAATAAAGATAGACACTTCCAAGAAGATTGCGCTTTAGTTGGTTATGTTTTAGTTGGTGATGAAATTATGAAAGTAGACTCCGTTTCAGATTCTGAAGATGAAGTTGTTTATACTTGTGGACTTTCAAGTCGTGGTTTAGAAGGGACTACTCAAGATAGTTATTCTATTGGTGAAAAAGTTTTTGCTCTTGATTGTCGCGCATTCGTAGCTTCTAACATGTTAAATGGTGAAGATTATACGATGCAAATTTATCCTCATTACATGTATCCTATACCTTATTGGGATAGTGAAGATACTGTTACCTATGATATTACTTGGGAATCTTTGATTGATATGCCGATGAATCCTTATGATTTAGATGCAAACACCTATGACTATGATAATGATATAACTTTTACTTGGGACTGGAATAGTCGTTTACGTCCGATCCCGACGCCGTGTAGTGGTTTAACAGCATATCCTCAAACTGATACAGGGAACGGTTATATTGACCAAATTTTAGGTTGGAGACTTTGTCTCTTTGAATTAGGAGGAACTAGTAGTTTAAAGACCACTTACTTAACTGCTGATCAAAGGTCATATACAAGTGTTAGAGCTGATCGTACCGCGGTCGGATTGTATACAGGGTTCAAGCTAGATGTATATGCACAAGGAATTAAAGGTTTTGATTCACTGCCGGCAACGATTGATATTTAAAGGAACGTAAATGCCAATTAATTTACCAAATTTTGATGTACAAAGACTTTCAATTGGTCCCGCTATTATCTATTTTGGGGCTGCAGGTACTACACCTACAACTGATTTAGGAGCGGTTCGCGGTGCGGATTTAAAAGTTGCGATTGAAACTACTAAATTCCTCGTTGGTATGCCTGCTGTTCCTTCATGGTTTAGATTTAAGTCTGTTGATATTACTTTAACCGTGAAAGGTTTAGAATGGAACTTAGATAAAATTAGAAAAGCTATTGGTGGGTACTATTACGATGTTACTCAAGGAAATCTCTATACTCAAACTCTATATGGTAATTTTGAATTTGTAGATCCTTTATCCTTACGATTAGTGCATGAGACTCCATACGGTGCTACTATTACGGTTGATATCTACCAAGCCTTACCAGGTGGGGCTGATCAATTTTCTTTTGGTTATAACGTGCACGAGATTCCTTACACTTGGCATGCAGTGTCTACTACTTATGATTGGGCAGGTAATGCATTACCACCTAATACGCCGTATAAAATAACGTTTCAACAAACGGTGAGCTAATGGCTAATGTATTTATGTCTGGTTTTGAGTGGAAGACAATGTATGAATTTGATTATTGGACTACAGGATATCAGCCANCAATTCAATCTGATGTTGTGCATTCAGGTAATTATGCTTTAAAGATCTATAGTTCACCTGCAGGTGGAATTGGGATTGCCTTACACGGCAGTCAAAACGAATATTTTATTCAATATGCTTTTCGTACTGATGGGCAGTTTAGTGGCTTGGGTAGTGATTTATTTTATTGGTATGGTCAACAAGGTGATAGACGCCTCGGCAAGTTAAATATTTCGGAGTCTGGGCAGATTCGCGTTTATACTAGTACGTATGATACTCCATATGGTTTAGAGGCATTTACTATACGTGCAATGGGAAATGCAAGATTGAAGATTAACTTTTGGTATGTCATTGAAATGCATATCAAAGTGCATAATTCGTACGGGGTTATTTCAGTTCGCATAGATGGAGTACCAGATTGTGAGTATGTTGGCCCTACACTAGATACTGGTGATACTTATACAATTGATGCTTTGAAATGGTATCATTGGAGTATGTATCTCGATGATATTGTCGTTAATGATACAACGGGCAGTTTTAATAATACGTGGCCTGGATGTTTAAAGGTTGTTTTATTAAGACCTAACGATGATGGAAATAATTCAGATTGGACTCCATCACTTGAAGGACATAATTATGATTGTGTTAATGAAGTACCTTATGATCCAACTCAATATGTCTCTACACAAGGTCTCGATATTCGAGACACTTATGGAGTTGAAGATTTACCTTCTGAGGCTGGCGACGTTTTAGTTGTTCGTGGTGATGCGTGGGCTTTTAAAGATAGTGGTAGCGCCGCGCAAAATAGGAAACTAGCTTTTTCGGTTCAACCAACTTCAACGCCTTATGATTCTGCAGATCAAGACTTATTTTTATCGTATAACCTGACTAAATATGTTTTCGACTATAATCCTGAAACGATGGCAGTCTGGTCAAAGGAAGAGGTAAATAATCTTGTGGCGGGGATAAAGTCAAGAGCTTAATAGGAATACCCCTTGATTAATAATTTCTATGATGACTACACTTGCAAGGCAGTATATCGATTTGAAACCGACCGTATAGCCGTCGATTCTCAACATACTAATCATCTCACTAACAATAGTGTCGTTAATAATTTAGTAGATTATAAAGAAGGATATGCGTGTGCTGAGTTTAATGGCTCTGCATATTTTCAAATCCTTGATACAAGTCTTATAAATAGCTTTCCGTTAAAGTGGATCTCGAATATTGTTGATCGTAGAGCCATGCCCTCCTTAATTTCTGTCGCGTTTTGGATTAAGTTATCAAGTACAGTTGGAATTCAAACGATTGTTTCAAAGCATAATGAAACGAGCGATGGACGTTGTTTTCAAGTTTTTCTTGATTCTGGAGTGCTTAAGGTTAAGTGGGGCTATGCGGAAGGTATAAGCCAAAAAATTCTCAGTTCTAAATATACTTTGCAAGTGAATACTTGGTATCATGTTGGTGTTTCATGTGATAGTAATGAACTCATTTGCCAAATGTATATATTTGATTGGGAGTCACAAGCAATTGTATGTAATGAATTGAATGAAACTCCTACAGATGCAATGACAACATCTGAAGCTAACTTCACAATAGGTGCTGATGATGTTGGAGATTATAGACTTTCGGGGCTACTCGATGAATTTGTTGTGTTTGATGTTTTTAAAAAGCCTAACGAGTTTGATAGGATTCGTCTTGGTATTTATAATGGTCCGTCAGGTAATAGCTTAATTGATGATCCTGATTGTGTCGCATGGTATGATTTTGAACCTGCTCAATTGCTCGATGATTGGGTCGGGTCTAATCATCTGACCGATGTAAATACTCTTTCTGAAGGTCAGACGTTTTTTAAAGTATTTAAACAGTCCGCATACTTTAACGCGATTAATAAAGAATATGCGTACCGTTTAGATTCTGATTTAAGCGCAGGCTTTCCTTTTAAGTTAGGTGATGCAGAGAAGAGAGCAACGTTTGCATTTTGGGTTCGCTTAGAGGCGAGTAATTCGGGAGGTATTATATGTAAGTCGGCAAGCTCAAATGGTAAGAGGGGTTTTGCCATTAACTGTAGTGGCACAACTTTGCAAATTCAATGGGGTTACAATAGTGGTAATTCCTTTTATAACTATAACATTTATACATTAACCATTAAACGTTGGTACCATGTATCAGTTGTTGTAGATGGAATACGTAAATTTTTTACTGTGCGTATTTGGGATGATGTATATGATTCTATGGCATACTTCAATATTTTTTATCCTAATGATATTCTTTACGTTGGAAATGGCCCTTTCTCTCTAGGTTTACATACGCCACTCACGAATTATTTTTCGGGATGGATAGATGAAATATTAGTATTTAATAATACGAAGTCTTTAATAGAGACTGATTTAATGTATCGAGGGCTTTACCATCGGCGACTACTGTTTGCGTGCGATGAATCTAACGGCCTCCAACCAGTTTACAATTTAGAAGATGCTGCTAAGACTTATTCATCCGGACTCCAAACAACCTTCGCTAAACAACCTTGGCTTAGAACGTTTGCAACTGGCGTGATGGTACTTTATCATGGAACTAATCGTTTTACTTCTAATAACTTTTTAACTGATCCTGATTGCGCCGCGAGTTATAGCTTTGAGTCTGGTTCCAGGTTTTTGTCAGACTCAGTTGGGGGTAATGACTTAACTGATCACGGTTCAGTGGATCCTGTACAATAGAATTAAAAGAAGGTGAAATGAATTCCAAAGGGGTTAGTGGCTGCTTAAATCATGAGCACTTCGTTCAAAAAAGGGTGGTATTTAGGCAAGCCACTGCGAGAGCTCCAACCTAATACTAAATACTTTAGATTTTGGTATTTAGGTAAGCTATACCCATTATTTGATAAACCTGCGGTTCCTAGTACTTCAATTTATTTAGGTAAACCTTTCCCTTTATTCGATAAACCCGCCGTTCCAAGCGTTTCGATTACTGTTCAAATAACCGAAGTTTTACACCTTTCAGCTTCTCTCGCATTGTATACCCCGGCAGTTTATTGGGGATACAATGTATCAATCTCGGAGATTCAACATCTCGTTCTTCTCTCTTACGATTGTGTAGCTCGCGCTGGGTTTGTAGGCGACGTTGAGGTATCAGGAACTATTGCAGAGGTCTTATATAATCCTCCTGAAGAGAGAAGAGTTGCTGGAACAAACGTTTCAATTATTTATTCTCCGCCACCGAGCGGAACTGTTACTAATTTAGTTCCGCAAGTAGAATACACTGAAACAGTAATTGAAATTGATCAAGCTGGTGTCACGGTCGTTTATGAAAATGAAGCAGCTATTGAAATTGATCAAGCTGGTGTAACGGTCGTTTATGAAAATGAAGCAGCTATTGAAATTGATCAAGCTGGCGTTGTAATTGTTTACAATCAAGATGGGATTTTTCTTGTTAATCTAATCTCTCTTACTCTTACACTACAAGCTCCTACAATTATCGCTATTGAGATGGGGGAGCTTGACTTACAAAGCTTAACTCTGTCTTTACATGCCCCTTACGTTTATATTTCATATAATGTTTCCACGACGGTTGTACAGAAGCACTTAACCTTTTCTCAATTTAGTCCAAGTGTACGTCAAGGTTGTGCTGTCGAAGTTAGTTTCATCTCACTTTACTTAACCGTTCATGAACCGTTAGCTTTAATTGGGGCCATGATCTCTGAGACGTTAGAAGCGCTTCTAACGCTATATTCTCCGACAATCAATCTGAGTTCGCGGATAGCTGTTTCTAAACTGGCATTGAGATTTACTTTACGTGTACCGACTATTAATTTTAATGGGTTAGCTTTAGTTTCAACTCCGCTTTCCTTACTATTCGAGATCTATACTCCAGCAATGAGGGGTGGAGTAAACCTAGAAGAGACTCTTTCTTTACATCTTTCTTTATCTTTAGCTCCTACTGTAGCCTGGGGATTTGTAGTTGTAATTAGCGCTGCTAAACATTTAGTATTAAGTATTAAAGCTGTTACTGCACGAGTAACTTCGAATGCGATTTGTTTACCCCCGCTACAATCTTTAGAGCTTTCACTTTTTGAGGTTGAAGCTCTAACGGGCGTTTCAATTAAAGAAACACAATCACTCGTCCTTAATACTCTTGGCCTTGAAATTTTAACTTCAAGTATCACGATTGTCAGTACTTTACATTTAGTACTACAAAAGTATTCACCCGCGGTTCGCATTAGTACTTATAACCCAGTTGATTTGCAGTCATTAATTTTGAATTTGTATGGTGTAGGAGTTGTTCTTGGATATGTAATTAAAGAGACATTTGTACTCCATCTTTCAATATATGAAGTTACTATTTGTTATGGCGCATCAATGACACCTGATACGTTATCTTTATATTTAACTTTATACGACCCCGATATTTTAGCTTTGCCGTTTGAGCCTTACGATACTGATCCATTGCACAAGGAAAGACAATGGGGTTCAAGTTATGATTTAGGCGAAGGTGAATATGCGAGTAGATCTGGATCTTCTTTAAGTAGTAGATTTCCTCTTCAAAGTGGAGACGTTGATAGGCAAATTACTGTTTGTTGTTGGGTTAGATTTAAAAGTTTTCCGAGCCGCCAATGTATTTTTGATAAGTTAACCAGCAACGGCACTCCCAGTGTTATTAGTCTTGGTCTGCATACTTTAGGGGATAATTTGGAGTTGATGTGGGGTAATTCATCTTCTGGTACTCAAGTATTACCGGGCATGGTATTTAATGATATCACTTTAATGACTGGACGATGGTATCATATAGGCCTAGCTGTTGATGGAGTTGAAAGAACTGTCTATCTCCAAGTGTGGGATGATAAAGCAAAAACGACGCGAAGCGTTCGATGGACAACAGATGCATTCGGAGTATACCCAGCCTCTACTTTATATATTGGTAATGGAGAATTTCGAGTAGGTCATGTTAATGTTCCATATAGTGGTGACCTTTGGTTGGACGGATATCTTGATGAACTGGTCGTTTTCAATAAGTTAAAGTCACCTTATGAAATGGATCAAATCCGTAAAGGGCAATTCAATGGTCCATCTCAAGGACAGACTGTAGGCGACTTTGGACTGATGGCTGGCTATGATCCTCAAGGTAAAATTACTGTTGCTGATTATGCAACAGCAGTTGGGTACAGCCCAGCAGGTAATATTACTATAGCCGATTATGGCGTAATGATTGGTTATAGGGTTGAAGTACCTCCACCTCCTTCAAGGTTCCCCGTAATTTCAGGATTTCCTTCACCTGGAACTGGAGCAAGTACGTATACGTTTTGTAATGTAACGTATAAATTTAAGAGCGATATCTTTTCGTATGAATTAGGAACCAATTCAGAAGCGAGAGCAAGTCAATTTACTTTACCAGTTCGTGAATTAGAAACGATGATTGGTATTGCAGACGAGTCATCTTATTTAAGACTTTCTGAAACGCTTGCAGCTGGAGCTACGATTTATTCTGTGCCAATGTGGGCATTTCGTACTCTATTAACCTCAAACGCTCATGCGGCAGATCTTGAGTTTGTAGCTGAAGACGTATCAAATATCTACGTTGGTGAAAAAGTTTTACTAGTTCGAGCTAATGATGCAACTATTTATGATCTTTGTGACGTAACTAGTATTGCGGGCAATACTGTTCATGTTGAAACTCCATTAACTTTACATCATCATAAATTTCAAATGCCTACTACGGAAGTTAGATATGATGAAAGGAGTTGTTATGTTGTTCCCTGCATTACGGGATTTGTTGATGCTCAAGACGTAGAATTAAAAGGTAGTCGAGCTACATGGTTTCTTAAAGTTAGAGTTAATGGTGGAGCCTGGATAAATGCTGGACTACCTTCAATTGTTGATTATATGGAAGCTCCTGCTGAAGCTGGTTATATCTCACCTAAGGTAGAGCGTACTATAGTGGGGACTGAAAATGGGTTAATGGAAATGATACCGCATATGTTAACATCAAAGTTAGCTTTTCAAGTTGAATGGTATTTTATTGATGATAGTTGGAAGATTTTAAGAAATCACTTTATAGCCGCGAAGGGAAAAGCTACTTCAGTACCAATGCCAACTTGGTGCTTTGAATTGCGCGTCTTGAATCATCGCGATCCTGGAAATACTACTATCCAACTTACGCCTGGTTTTTATCAAATTTGGACCAGATTTACAAGATTACTTGTTTATCCAATTACTGGTGAGACACCATTTGTTCTTAATTTAAGTGCTCATTTAGGTGGTGACGTTTATTCTTGTAGTGCTATTGAAAGCGAATTACATATTGGAGACAAAATAACATTATATCCAAATGTACGTTTTATGGAAGACGAATTGACGTTTGAGTTTTTATATTATAATCAATGTAAAGTTAAAGCATCATTTATTGAGGTGGTTGATTAATGGCGATTCTTTTATGGGGCATTCCTTCAGGAGATGATTTTACTTGGGATTTAACCTATAAATTTAAGACTGAAGAATGTGTAATTGAGACGACCGGTTATACTACAGGATTTGCGAAGTATGCAAATCCTACTCGTGAACTTAAGTTTAGTCTTGGAGTTACAGGTGAAGATACCCTAGATAGATTATCAGCATTTTTAAATGCTGGAGTCACTACGGTTACGACTCCATTATGGTTCTTTAGAACTTCGCTAACTGCTGGTATAACTACCGGCACAAATGAAATCCCCGTTAATGATCCTTCAGAGTATTACGCTGGCGAACAAGCTTTAATTATGCTAGCCCATCAACCCTCAATTTGTGAACTTGTTACGATTGCGAGTGTAGCAGGATCCACAGTTTATACAACTTCACCAATTGCGAATGATTATCATCCGCTAACGATGCCTTCCGAATCATCACCTTATGATACTTTAAGTGCCTATGTTATGCCCGTAATAACCGGTTATTTAGAATACGAAGGCTTGGATTATATCAGTGGACTTCCTGCACTAGGAATGAAAGCAAAGATTGATAGCGGTGTATGGGAATCTTTTACAGTGCCTAGTATGCCATCTGACTTTGTATTCCAAGCCATGGATGCTAAATATAATAATCCTAAGATTCTTCGTGATCTATGTGGAGTTGAAAATGGGATTATTTCAATGTATGCTCACGGGGATTCTTCGAAATTAACATTCGAGTGTACTTGGAACTTTTGTGACTCAAATTGGAAAACATTGAGGGATATATTTTTTGCGGCTCGAGGAAAGGCTCAATCTTTTTTTATACCAACGAATATGTATGAATTAGCTACTACTCGAGGGGCTGATGCAGGATCGACAACGATTTATCTAAATCCAGGATATCAGTATTTATATGAGCGATTCCCATATATTATGGTGTACTCGAGAAGAACGACGAATCGGTTTCTAGTACATATCACTGATCATGTATGGAGAGATGAATTTACTTGTGATGCTTTAGATCATGAACTGTATGATGGAAGTCGCGCATGCATTTACCCCCAAGTCTTTTTTGAGTCAGATGAATTAACTTTTAGTTTTAAAGGAATCAATATGTGTTATGTTAAAGCTACGTTTATAGAGGATCCAAGTTAATGGCTACAGTTTATATGAATGGGTTTGAATGGAATTCTTACTACGAGAATATTCTTTCTTGGAGCGGAGTCAATATTGTAAACACTTATCCGCTATCCGGTGACTACTGTATGTATATTACTGATGGTGAATATGCAAGATTTCAAACTGTAGACGTAGGTGACTTTTATATTCAAATTGGAATGAAGTTTACGAACTCCGGCAATCAAACTGGAAACATTATCAAGTGGTATTCAGGTTCAACGTTAATTGGAATTCTTACATTTGATCCATGGACTCAAAAGATAAGTGTTTATAAGGGAAATAGGGTAACTCTTTTAGGTACTTCAACCGATCAATTTCTTTTCGATCAATGGTATTATGTTGAAATGCACATCGTTCTAGATCCTGTTTCAGGTTCTGTTCAATTGAAAATAGATGGTGAAACCCAGTTTACTTTCTCAGGTGCTACAACTCCAGGGGCGACGACCGTTTCATTATTTTATTTAATGTCGGAGACTGTAGGATCAGGCTCTGCAAATCATTATTATGTCGATGATATTGTTATTAATGATACAACAGGTTCTTATAACAATTCATGGCCAAATGGAGCAAAGATTGTTCTTTTATTTCCGGTTGGGAGGGGAAATTCAACTCAATGGGAAAAAATGGCACATCTTGATAATTATGAAAATGTGGATAATTACCCTTCCCTCGATCCCGATGAATACCTTCTGACTAATCTTAATGAACGTCTTGATTTGTACTTGAATGATAATCTTCCTACTGATGCTTTTAGTATTGGTGCCGCTCGAGTCGATGCGTGGGCACTAAAGAATAGTGGATCAGATATCATGTTAAATCTTGCATTAAGAACTGGAGGCGCTAATTATATTTCGGAAGATAATGAATTAGGCGTCTCATATAGTTTAAAACAGTGGCTGCACCAAATAAATCCAGGCACGTGCGTTGGCTGGACAGTCGCGGATATTAATGATTTAGAAAGTGGCATGCGTTCTAATATTCCAGACTAACTGTTCTAAGTACTGGATTTAGATACAATTTAATAGGTTGAAACCCTATAAATTTCCGAGGAGGAACTCCTAATGGCATCAGTTATTTTTAATGCGTTTAAACAAAAGCTAATGGTTGGAGAAGTAGACTTAGACGCTGGCGTGTTTAATGTCGCGCTTCTAACTAGCTCATTTACCCCTAATATTGATACTCAAATGGTTTGGACTGATATTAGCGGTAATGAAATTACCGGAACTGCCTACGTTGCTGGTGGTACAGTCCTAGCGGGTATGACTGTTACACTAAATACATCAACTGATAAGGCAATCTTGGATGCTACAGATGTTACTTGGGCATCGAGTACCATTACGGCTCGGTATGTTGCAATTTATAAAAATACTGAACCAAAGTGGTT